TGGTTTGTTCGACCAGCCCAGCGGAGAAAAGGAGAGTAGAACTACGTCACCGACAGCGCAGCCCATCGCTTTAGCCGTAAATGTCGCAGTAAAAGCTCCGCGATATTGATTTCTCTGTAGGATCTGCTTCGCAATCCGCTGTGCGCGCCGGCCATCTTCTACATACGCGAGATCGATGGTGACTGACCGCTCGATTCCGTCAGGACTGGGTAGACTGACTTCAGGATATTCAACCATCTGATACAGGCTGTCCGCTGAAGGGTCCACATAACGGCCACGAGCCCTGTTGTATGAATCGCTCAGGCCGCGCGTCTGGTCCCACTTGAACTCGTCGAGAATGTCGCCATCGTTGAACTTCAACACCCATTCAGCGAGATCGTTCTGTAAAATCTTCAGGGTGAGCTTCCCGCCACTATCGCGCAGCGTACCGTTCATCGTGGCCAGAAGTGTGTTAATGATGTCCAGCCTGTCGTCGGCATCAGTCGCCACACCTGACGCACGATAACGGAATTGTGTGCCGCCACCATTGAGATTGACGATTTCATCGCAGATATTCGCTGCCGTGATGAAGCTCTCAAGATCGATGCGTGCGGCTGGGACGCCACAACCCACCGACAGCTTGCCGTTTATCTCCCAGCCGAGTAGCCACCACAGCAACTGTAACGCCGGATTGTCGCAGTCGTCTGGATTCGTGTAGCTACCCCAAGTGGTCTGATCGTTCGTGCGGTGCGCGCCAGATCCTCCGGTCACTGTGCTATCGAGCCTGGGGTCGTATAGCAGTGCGCCCTCGCCGACCAGTGTCAGGCGGCTTGGCAATCCGCTGACAAGGGGGGATTCGGTCTTTTTCGAATTACCTGTCCGCTTGATCCGCAGATGAATGTAGGCGCATCCCGTCAATCGCCTGCTGGCCCCCCACTTGGACCCGCCGTTGATGGAAATAGTGTTGCCGGAAGTGCCTACTTCACGCGCAGTAACCGTTAAATAACCACTATAGGTTGATTGAATCCCAGTACTGCTGTCCCACGCCAGCTTCTCTTCAAAGTATAGTTTATCGATGCTGGCGACTTCGTGTGCTGCGCCGCAGATGATATAATCTGCGTATTCCTGATCTGAGCCGGATATTTCATGATATCGCAAGTCCAGCGCCATTGCAGTCGTACCAAATACAGCCTTGCGTGGTGTTGAGGGATCCAGGCTGACATTCAGGCGCGAAAGTTGGGCTTTCGGTATTTTGGGGGCGAGTGCTATTTCTGCGACCAACCCGAGCGCCATCGTGACGCCGATTGCCAACAGTGTACCCGCCGAGACAGTCCCTAGAAATGCCATTGGCCCGACAAACTGAAGTCCAGGCGTTAAAGTGCCGAGTAGAATAAGACCTACCGCCAGAATCCCCTTGATGATCTTACCCATGTTTCACCGCCCCACTTTCCACGCACGCGACCATTCTGCGCGCGGGATGCGTACCAGGCCATCATCATCGATCATCCAGGCGAAATCGCCAGCAACAACCCCTGCGTTGTCGTATGCCAGGGCAATATCCCCGCGATGCGCCCGCCCGATGGGTATTACTTCAAGCAGGCTGTCCAGTTTCTGTTCCGCTGACGCAAACCCCTGCCGCTTCAGGAGTAGCATCGCAGATGTGGAACTATCGTAACATCCCCGCTCTTCAGGCATGAGATCGATGCCCGTCATCGCCTGTATGGCGTCAGCGGCGAAGATGCAGCAGTCATGCGTACCCCAGACGAATGGCGTGTCCCGCACCGAGGAAATATATTGGCTCAGGCGATCTTCCCATTTGTCCAGGCGCGTCAATGATATCATCCTAAAGCGTCCCGCCAACGATTACTGCCCGTGGCGTAACTATAGCCCCCTTGATATGCGGTATCCGCCAGCCCCGCTCCTTCAGTGCCGTTAGCGGCGGCAATAGCCGCCTCTGCCGACAGGTCTCCTGAATCGTATTGGTCTTGCATCAAGTAATTCTTGTTCTGCGCACCAGAAAGAGACACAATATAATTTTCGATCGTTAATGCTGCTGTTTGTAATTCAGGGCCACCACTAATAGAAACATCGTTCATGTAGCCGGTATAGTATGGTATTATTGAACCAACCTGCGTTTCATCTTCATCTACGCAATAGAACCACAATCTACATACGCGCCCTTGCCAGATTGCCTTGTCTCCCAGTGAATTAAGAAAGGCGCTGGACCTGATCTGGATATATTCATAGTCACGGTCCTGAATCAGACCATCAGCGCGATCCAGCAAGATATCAGTGCTCGCCAAGAGTGCATTAAGGGTAACGACCACGGTCTCGCTGCCTGATTCGCTGGCTCTCACCGGGCCGATCCCCAGCAGCCGCTCATCGATCGCAAGATAGGTGCCGTCTAGTTCACTATCCCCAGAGCCCGACACTGTCTTGTCGTAAAGGCCGGTCGTGACGCGCAACGCTTCGTCTGAAAAGTCTGCATAAATCAGAACACGCCAGTAAACTACCGTGGCCTGTAGCGCGGCTTGAGTAGTAGCATCTACCATCAGAATGATTCTTTTAGTTCAAGAGATAGACTGTAAACATATCCAGGCGCTACAGAATAGGATGGAGTGTCGTTAATATACATCAAACAATATGGATTGCGATATTCTATACTGGCATTGTCAGCCGGCGAGACGCGAATGGATGGTTCAAAGGAAATAGTAGCGTTTCCGCCGCCGTCCGATGTAATATCTGATGTCAATTGCAGTAATTGATCTTCAATGGTCACGAATTGACCTGCCACTAATATGGTGGTGGATGGTGTCCAGCCATCTGTGATGAGTGATCGGCCGTACTGACCCGCGCCCGCGATCTGAGCTGTGCCTGATGCACCAACCTGTTCTGTGGGATCGACCGGAATCTGGGCATCATTAACAGATCCACGCATAGCGGCTATGAATGATCGCCACGGGTTGAAATTGGATGTGCCGACGATCGGCGGAAGGGTGTATGTACATTCCCACCAGCCCCGCGCCGAAGCAATCACCTGCCTGCCACCCGTCCAGGTGTTAATATTGTTCTGCGCCGGCTGTATCAGTGTCCATCGTGTTCCGGCCGGGGCTGGTGTCGAGGGGAAGGTAATCATGGTCATTGCATCGCTCCACCGAGCCGCGGCCGGCGCATCTTGTTAATGGTCCGCTGTTCTGCTGCCGCTACAATATGCGGCGCAGCCTCAAGGATGCCCTGCTGGACCTGTGCGCGTACCGCGGCGGGATCACTTGACCCCCTGGCGTCCACGTTGATAGTCAGACCACCTGCACCGCCGAGATTATGATTGGCGACGATCTTACCGGACGATGAGGGGATGAATAGTTCAGGCCCTCGCTCGCCGACGAGGGTGGCTTTGCCGGCTTGCGGGTATCCGCCAGTGGCATATGGTTTGACGCCGAATACCTTATCGAAATCGGCCCCAAGCGTGCCACCCACATCCTTGGAGCCGGTCCCCGGTGAAATCAGCTTCGTAACGAATCCGACGATCTGCTGAACGACATACATCTCCCAGAGCTTATCAATGACGGCGTTAATGATGCTCCTAAGCGCGTCTTTCCACCCCATCGCGCCAGTGATCATCCCCTTGAAGGCATCGTTGACGGCCATAGCCACCGACTTCCACTGCTCTTTTTGCTTGTCGAGCATTTCCCCGATTTCTTTTTGTCGGGCGATAAAACTCTCCGCATTGGAATCGTCGGTTGTGGCTTCCCGCAGTTTACGCTCCACGATCTGCAAGTCTGCCGCCCTTGTGGCGAGATATTCCGCTCCGACCGCCTGCCCGCCCACTGTCATAGCACCAATTTCGGCGATCAGGTCTTTATAGTCCTGGAGGGCTTTTGTAGCGCGGCCGGTGGCGGTATCGACAGCGGTCTGAACGGTTACAATTCCGTCCAGCTTCTCGCGCAGACGATTGAAAGCGTTTTGCTCTTTTTCAATTATCTTACTTTGATCTTGTAGAGACTTGTTTGTGCTTGCCGTTGCAGAGCCTTGGCTTCTTGTAGCCCTTTCAGCGCGGTTAGAACTATCCGCCAGTTTTAATTGAGTATTTTGAAGATGTGTCAGAATGCGGACCTGACTCGCCGCGGTATTTAATTCCAATGTCGCAGTTTCTATAGCTTTCCGGCGTATTTGTTCACGAGCAGTGTTTGCCTTATATTCTTCGCTTCCACCTCCTGTAAATCGTGGAAGCGCCCTGGCCTGTTGAAGTCTTGCTCTAGCTCCTTCCATATTCAGAACAGCGGCGCTCAATGTTGCCATAGGGGCAGATTGCATACTACGCACTGCATCATTGAAATCATAAACAGCATCAGCGGCGTCTTTCGCTGCGGACCTAGTTTCTATGAACTTTTCAATCAATGGCCCCAGTGCCATACTGGCGCCGATAACCAGCACAGACCACGGTCCCGCCAGGAAACTTCCCACTTTACCAGCCGTTCCGCCCATCATCGACATCGCGTAACCTAGCTGGCCGATCTGCTGGTTAAAGGCCTGCACAGGGGACGCGCCGGTCGAAACAGACGTAACGAAGTCGTTAATCTGCATCCCCGCTTGCTGCATACCCTGCCTGGCATTGCGGGCCGCTTTGGATTGGGCGCCCAGAGCGTCATTAACTTTCCGTGCGCCTGCTCCAGCCCGAGCGCCCGAAGCGTTCAGCGCGTTCATCTGGGCTTGCAATCTGCCCACATCATTAATGAGCTTTGCTATTCGCTCCTGATGCTGAATCTGGGCTGATATGACAATATCAAGTTCTGTGCTTGCCATTCTTCGCTCTTTCAGCCTCAATTATGAAATACGCGCACCACTCGTTGTACTCGTCTATTGTTATTTCTTCAATCTCAGCAATTGTTTTGTTCAACCGATCCGCCAAAGTAATTAAGTTGTATCTTAACGGATCGCCCCTCAGTTTTTTTCCTGAACCTCTATGGATGTTGCTTCCATCATTTGGCCGGCGATTTCAGCAATAAGTGTCAATGGCTCCCTCATCAGAATAGCCTTGTCTTCCAGCGTGAAGACTTTCGCACCACTCGCATCTTCCGCCTTCATGATGATCAGTTCGACCATGCCCGAAAACGATGAGCGTTGTGGGAATTCAGGGTGCTTCCGCTGCACCCGATCCATTTCACCCGCGAGGAGAGGGCCGAAAAAAAGAACAAGGGGCTCGTCATTATCGCCCCACTCTTCGATTTCAACCTGGGTGCGTTCCCGCTTTTGACGAGATGCGATGCGATCCGAGAGTGTTGACATGAGTGAGGCTCCGGCCTAATGGGGGAATCGCGCCATGATTATTCCCTTATCTAGGCGCCAAGGCTGGGCGACCGGCTCGAACTTAAACGTCGGGGCACAGGAAGGCCCCGACGTTTTTTTATGCAACTATCGTAGTCGTGAGAGCGCCTGTACCCTGGAAGGTGATCGATGCCTCGACAAGGCCATCGAACGAGCTGTTGATCGTCTTCCCCGTGACGATGACGGTGCCGCTCAAGTAAGTGTCGCCGGTCGTTGATCCTTCAGGATAGAAGGTCACGGTGGCCTCTGTGCCGACCGCAAGGGCGACTTGGCCGCTGGTGTCGGTCTCATCCCAGAACACATCCGCAGATCCATCAAAGGATTTGAGCGTCAGCTTATGGGTGCGATAAGTATCGCCCATACTTGTGTCTTCCGCCACATCAGCGGTCTCATTGACCGAGAAAGAGCGGATTTCCGCAATTGCCGAATCCGAACCCGGCGTGCCGGTCTTCACAGTGCCTTCACTACCAGTGTGTGTCGCCATTATTCTTCATCCTCGTCTACGGCAAACTCTTTGACTTGCACAACAGTCTGCTCATGGGTGAATCCCTGAGACAGTAGATACTCTACATCTGTCTCTGGCGCAAGAATAGCATTACCGTTAGGCGCAATCAATTTCACTTGTTTCATCTGCTGGTCTCCACATCTCCAATAGTGGTAACATATTCCACAGTGAATACCAGAGCGGCAGAAGCAATAGTCTCCTGCCCTTCTGGATTGAGACTAATGGTTGTGGATTTCAATACACAACTTTTGGCAAGGCCATTCAATGTAAAGTCAGCCGCCAGTGCCTCTTCAACTTCGACACAAATCGTGTCGATAGTGTCTTGTATAGTCGTGCTGGAACCTGCCGCGAATGCCTGAACCGCGAGATTGAGCGACCTGGAAAGTGTCCTGGTTCCGACCGTAATCAGCTTCGCGCCTTCGTCCATGGTATAGATGCAAAGCGCCGGTAGCTTGTCGTCATCGAGCGCATATCTGCGCGATTTATAGACGCTTGATCCTGTGGTAGTGAGCCCCGTCAACGTCACCGCCGCACGGTCCCTGATCTGTTGACGAACATGCGCCATTAGTTCTTCTCAAGAATAAGTGTAGTGACCCCCGTGCCGTCGTTCAGCACGACACGAATGGTGTAGGTGACGGAATCGACACGCAGAGTGTCGCCCTCTTCCACATCGATTACATCTGCACTGGGGCAGACGAACTGAGGCGCTGGGATCGTAATTTCCAGATATTCAGTAGCGTTCCTGGAGGCCTGCGGCTTGTCGAAGATACCGTTGATGACTTTCGGAGTGCCGCCGGCCGGCGTGTATACGCCCTCGACCGCAAAGTCCGTGATTGTGAAGATCCCCCTCAGATCAGCTTGATCGTCAAAGGCCACATTTACCCCCGGCGCCCGCGAGACTTCCGTGTCTGGGGTTCACGGGCATCGATCGCTGGTTCTGGCGTTTCTATTTCCGCCTCGACATAGGGCGCGAATTTACCCTGGGCCACCAGCACGCGCGCTTCGTGGCCCGACAATTCACGAATATCGCCGATAGCGGCGAGGCCGGCTGAAGTGACCACACCGCGAATACAGATGTATTTCATAAGAACCTCGTCAGTTGGGCCGGGGTGTTTAGCCCCGGCCCCCTTGACCAGCGGACTAGTGTTAGCCCGCAGGGCCATCATCAGGCGCCGTCGTTACCGAAGGCGAAGGAGACGGCGTGACGAACCCCAACATCGACGCTCTGGAGCGCGACGATGCGAACCGTGCCGCTCGACGATGCGGTGTAGGGATCGACGTTGATGTCGAGACCGCCCCACATGCCGATCAGCAGATCCGAGAAGTTCCCGAAGTATAGGTTTCCGGCGGTCGCCTGATTGGAAACAATCAGGGGATAGCCGTTGGCTTCACCACGATCAAGGACGAACAGGCCCGAGCCAGAGTCCTTGGCCTTGGTCTTCAGACCGCCTGCGGTCGCAGCGTCGGTAATGTACGCCAGGTTGCCCATGAGCGCATTGTCAACCGCCACTGCCGTTTCGAGCGTGACCACTTCCGCAAAGGTCGGAACCGCAGCCGCGAAGGCGGTCACGGTATTGACACCGGAAGTATTCAGGATGCCGGTCGGCTGGCCGGATGAGCCGGAACCTTCCAGACCGCCCTTGTCGATTGCCAGCGCGAGGGCTTGCGTGAGATCATCGCGCACCAGTGCCTCGACAGAAAGCGAGGACTGGAGAACCATCTGCCGGGTCATGTCGGTGAAGGCACCCACAGTTTTCGGAGTAAGCGAAATCGCACCGAAAACAGGCTCGCTCTCCGAAGCAGCGCCACCCTCAGTTGCGATCCAGCCGGCAGTCGAGCCGGTGGTCTTCGTGGGGATCGAGACGTTGCCATTCAGGCCCGTCAACATCCGCGCACCAGCCTGCATCACCGACGAGGCGTTACGCAGAACATCGACGAAATCGGCTGCAAGCAGATCGGTCGCGACCAGCTCATTGTCGTCCGTGGTGTTCAGGTCACGGGTCTTCCACACACCCAGAACATCAGTCGGGATGGTGAAAGCCGCGTTACTGGCCGAACGCTTCTGTGCGGCGTGCGAGGCCTCGAATTCGAACGCAGCGGCTTCACGCAGCGCACGATCATTCGGATTGGCGAGGGCGGCGATGGCGCGCG